AAGAATTATATCTAAATCACAAGGTGAATCAGATGAATCAATGTTATTAAGTGATGAGGAAAAAGCAGACTTAATGGGAACACTTCAAGATACTGTGGCTGATTTAGAAAAGGAAAGTCAAAGACTTGAAACAATAAAAGACAAAACAATTCAAAAAGGATTTTCGGAGAGTTAAATGGCTTCACTTTTAACAACATTTGGAGAAATATCTAAAGTTAAGGGTATATTTGGTACTAAATTTAATACTCCTGTTTATCTACAATTTGTACCGGGTGTATGTGGTGATGTGGTTACAAGTCAAGAACAATTAGAGTCTTATAATAAAGAAGAGTTTGTTAACACTATATTGGCACTACCACATTTTAGAGAAGATGGTGTTAAGAAAAAACTATCAGAACTTGATAATACTGATAGGTATTATCCTTTACTTAGAGGTATAAGAGAAGTTCCAACTAAAGGTGACCCAGTCTTACTTTGTGAGATAGGTGGAAAAAAATATTATTTAGGACCATTGAATACACAAAATCAAATAAATTTTAATCAAGATAATCTCAAAGAAGCTGAAATTAATATTACAAAAAATTTAAACAATAGAGAGGGAAATAAAAGAAAAGCTGCTGGTGAATCTCGTAATTTCATAAAAGAACAATACGCTAAAATGGTAAAACCATACCATCCAAAATTAGATGGTGCAAAAGCTTATAATGAAAATCATGGTGATTTAATGTTAGAGGGTAGACATGGTAATAGTATCAGAGTGGGAAGTAGAAAAGATAATTCACATATTTTTATATCAAATGGAAGAAGACCAACTTTTCAATACGAAAGTTTAGCTGATGGTGGTATAATAGCCTTAATAGAAAGAGGAACATTAGCTCAACATTTTGGTGGACATTTTAGACAAATAAATCCAGATGGGGCTGGTGGTGAAGTTAAATATGATGCTGAAGGAAATCCTTTACCTGCAGATTTGGAGGATGTAGGACCTTTTACATTAGCATCTGATTATAAGAGTTCAACTGAAGAATCACCTACAAGACTTATGTCTAAATTAATATCAAGTGTAAATAATGACCAAGACGCTAATGAGTTAATATATAATTTTGGAAAAGTAGAAGAAGATAATACCAATACAGCAAAACCTGATAATGAAAATCAAATGTTATTTTATTCTGATAGGATAATTATTAATTCAAAAACTAATGATATTTATTTATCATCAAATAATGATATTCATATTGGAACAAAAAGACATTTAACTATTTCTACAAATGAAAATTTAATAATTGAATCTGAAAAAACATTTTTAGGTGACCCAAACAAAAAAGAAATGGACAATATGGTATTAGGTAAAAAACTACAAAAAGTTTTAAAAGATATACTTAAAGTTTTTGAAATCGCATCATATGCTAATAGTGGTGGACCAGCTTTTATAAATAAGGCCTCTATAGAAAGTAGTGTAAAATTAATTGATAGTGAAATTGATAACATAATTAGTACAAAACATAAAATAGAACAAGGATAGTTATGAAAAAGAAAAAACAAAGTATGAGAACTGTAATTAGACAAATTGTTAGAGAAGAAGTTGCGATGGCAATTCAAGAAGTAATAACTGAATTAAAAAAACCAACTCCAACAACTAAACCAATGACACCAAAGAAAAGGGCACAAAATAGTAGTTTCACATCTAATAAAGTATTGAATGATGTGTTGAATGAAACAGCTCAAGATGGTGATTGGGAAACATTAGGTGGTGGAGAGTTTACAACTGATAGGATGAATGAATTAGTTGGTAAAAATTATGGTGATATGATGAATACATCACCACAACAAGTTCCATCAAATGACCCTATGGCTCAATTCTTGAACAAAGATTACAGAGAAGTATTGGAAAAAACTGAAGAAAAACAAAGACAAAAATACGGAAAATAATAATGGCTAGAAAACTACCACTAGATAAACCATATATTAAAAAAGATGATGGTTTAGAAGAAAATCTTATCAATGCTAAAATTGGTGCGTTACAAGATAATGGAATTGATATTGAAAACTTTGATATTTCCTTTATTGAAAGTGAAGCTAAGTATATTAAAGAAGCTATTATAAATTTTTTAACTCATGAAGATTGTAAATTTAAAATTACAAAATTAAACGCACCTGTAATTGTTGAAAATTTAAGAACACCAGACCAAACAATTGATGTACATAAAGAAACAATTACAGAAGAAAAAAAACCATTATTTGAAACAATAAAACGAATTGGTAATTTAATACCTGGAGCAGGAACTCAAGTTAATGTATTGGTAAATCAAGTTGAAACAGCGACTGATAAAACAGCTGAATTAATAAGTATAGATGGAGCAACAATGCCTGGATTAAATTTATCAAAGGATGGTGATAATGATACACCTCTACCTAATTTAAGAATAGGTCAGGGTGGTGGATTAATTTCAAATGGATATGTTTTTGTAGGTGAAGATCCAGAGTCTCAAAAAACTTTTAATGTTAGTGATGAAAGTGGGCAGAGAGATTTTACAGAGGTTAAATTATTTAGAGATGATATTGAGGAATTATTATAATGGCTATAAAGGATATATCAAAAAAACCATATTTAGTTGATAATGATTCCAATATAAAAGTTGGAATAGATTTACCAATTAGAAGAGATGATAGTGGTGATGGTTGGTTTGCTTCTACAAAGACAACTATTGAAGCTGTAAAAAACAATATAAAAAATTTATTACAAACTAATCAAGGTGAGAGGTTAATGCAACCAAATCTTGGTTTAAATTTAAAAAGGTTATTATTTGAACAAATAAATGAGGAGGGTTTAATAGCTGTACAAGACTCTATTTTAGACACATTTGATTTTTGGTTACCATTTGTTGAAGTTAGAAATATTGAAATTCTAACAAATGATAATGATAAAACAATTAGCAATAGTGAAGTTAGAGTTAAAATTTTATTTAATATTGTACAAGACCCAAATACTTTAAATTCTGTTAGTTTAAGTTTTTCAAATAGTTCAGATAGTGTGAGTAATTCAGTATATTAATCGGAGATAAAAAATGCCAACATATGGTGATAGTGATTTTAAAGAATCAAATGTAAATTATTTAAATAAAGATTTTGCATCATTAAAACAATCTTTAATAGATTATGCAAAATCATACTTTCCAAATTCGTATCGTGATTTTAATGAAACATCACCTGGTATGATGTTATTAGAAATGAACGCTTATGTTGGAGATGTGTTATCGTTTTATATCGACCAACAATATAAAGAAATGTTACTACCATTAGCTGAAGAAAGAAGAAACATAATCACAATGGCTAAAATGTTTGGTTATAAAGTTAAACCAATTGTCCCTTCATATGTTGATTTAACTTTTACACAAAATTTAAGTGCCAATGGTAGTAATAGAAGTACTATTGATTACTCTACAGGAGCTGTAGTTGATAGAGGAATGCAAGTAAAAGGAACACAAAGTAATCTTATTTTTGAGACTTTAGAGGTTGTAGATTTTAAAATATCACAATCAGTTGATACTCAAGTGATTGGAGCAACTGATGGAGCTAGTGGGTTAGCATCACAATATAGTTGTAATAGAACTGTTAGGGCTGTTAGTGGTAAACAAAAAAGTGCTACATTTACAATAGGAGCTCCAGAAAAATTTAAAAAAATAACTTTATCAGACACTAATGTTATTGATATTATTTCTTGTGTGGATTCAAATGGTAACAATTGGTATGAAGTTGATTTTTTAGCACAAGATAAAGTCCCTATTGAAACACATTATACTAATGATAGTAATAGAGTTAGTCCTTATTCTAATGCTCTTGATGGTTCAACTACTGACATAGCAGTTCCATACTCCTTAACATATAGACATTCACCAAAAAGATTTACTCGTGAAACAAATCCTGACAACACCACTTCATTAATATTTGGAAATGGTGTATTAAGAAATGGTACAGATGGTGCTATAGACCAAGGATACATTGATATGGAACAAGCAGGTGTCGTGGTGCCTGGACAATATGGTGATCTTACAGAAGCTATAAATCCATTATTGGGTGATGAGTATTCAACATTAGGTGAAACACCTAATAATACAACTTTAACCATAACTTACAGAGTGGGTGGGGGTATAGATGCAAATCTACCAGCTGGTGATTTAACAATTATTCAGAATGGTACAACTATGAATGGTAGTGGTGGAACAATCAATGATTTAACTGTAGTAAACAACACTCCAGCTCGTGGTGGAAAAGATGAAGAGAGTGTGGATGAAATTAGAGAAAAAACTAAAGCATTCTTTTCAACACAAAACAGATGTGTGACTAAAGAAGATTATGAAGCTAGGGTAATGAACATACCAGCTAGGTTTGGTAATGTGGCTAAAGTATATGTTGCTAGAAGTGGTGATGAATACGATACCAATTTAGGTTCAAATGAATTTAACTCATCATTAGGTTTACAAGTTAGTTCAATAGATACTTTAACTTCTGATATAAATTCATTACGAGAATATATAAATGATAATAGTTTTGTTTCTGAATTTAATGGTGAGACAGTTATTAGTTTTAATCCAGATGTAATTAGTGAGGTTGAGAATAAAATAGATTTATTATCAACACCAATAACAACTATAAATAATCAAATTGGTATATTACAAAATTATTCAGACTTAACTACTTTTAATATATCATCTATTGATATTTACATTTTAGCTTATGATGATTCAAAAGAATTAGTTGGTAATCCTGAACAACAAGACCAAAGTATTCCTTTAACACTACAGCAAAATATAAAAAATTACCTAAATAATTTTAGAATTTTAACAGATACAGTTCGTATTATTAATGGATACATTGTAAACTTTGGCGTGTTTTTTGATGTTATTGCTGAAAAATATGCTGATAAAAAACAAGTTAAAATGAAATGTATTGATAAAATAAAACAATATTTTCATATTGACAAAATGCAATTTAATCAACCAATTTATAAAAGTAAATTAGAATTTGAATTAATGGGTGTTGAAGGTGTTCGTTCACTAAATCATTTAACAATCACACAAGAAAATGATTATTATTATAAAAATGTTAGTGGTCAATTTAATGGAAGTTCTGATGAAACACTTACACCACCAACTTATCTTTACTCTCACGATGCAACCATAGAAAATGCTGATGGTACATATGGTGGTTATACAACAGAGGGTGGAACGGTTGGTTATGGTTATTATTATGACTTTGAAGCTGCTTTAGTTGATGGAATAATAAGACCACCTGAATCATCTACACCTGCAGTTTTTGAGTTAAAAAATCCAAATCAAAACATACAAGGGAGAGTTAGATAATGCATCATTTTATTTTTCCATCACAAGATACTTGGGTATCAAGTGGTTCATCAACAATAACTGGTGAATCTTTCAGAGACCAAAATTTTGGAAGAGACCAAATACTTGAAGTCAAAAAAGAATTTTTTAATAATTCATTTAATTTTCAAACAAGAGCATTAGTTAATTTTAATGGTACTGAATTTACAGAATTATCAAAGTCAGTCGCAGATGGAACTATATCTTCAGATGCAAAATACTTTTTAAAACTTTATGAAGCTGAAGGTAATTCAGAAATGACTGAAGAATATAAATTAGCAATTCAACCAATATCACAATCTTGGACTGAGGGAACAGGTAAATTTGGTGACGACCCCAAAAATACAAATGGTTGTAGTTGGGAAAATCGTAGTAATCCAATTGGAGCGACTGCGATATCATGGGCTAATCAAGGTGTTACAGTTTTAAATGTAAGTTCATCAATACAATCTTTTTCTAATGAATCGCCTGATGTAGATGTTGAAGTAACCGATATGGTAAACATGTGGTTAGAGGGAAGAGAACAAAATTATGGTATGTTAGTTAGATTTAGTGGTAGTCAAGAAACTGATAGTGAAACATTTGGACATTTAAAATTTTTCTCAAGAAACACACATACGATTTACTCACCACAATTAGAAGTTCGTTGGGATGACCATTTACCTTGTACAGGTTCAAATACAGGTTCTTTAAATCAATTAGTGGTTAGTGGTTTAGATGATAACTTTTTATATATGAAAGGATTAAAAGAAAGTTATAAAGTAGGTGAACGGGTAAAGTTTAGAATTGGTGCGAGAAA